GCTAACAAGCAGAGAACGAAGATGGCAATGTCTGATGCACAACTAATGCATGCAGAAAAAATGGCCCGTGGTGAGGAACAGTACCAGGGTAAATTGTTAGAGGCCCGACAGTCAGACTGGAAGGACGAGGCAGTTTTGATAATTCTCAGTTTGCCCGTGTTGGTGCTCGCCTACGCAGTAATATCAGATGACCCAACTGCTATGGACAAGGTAAAATTGTTTTTCGAGATGTTCTCGCAGCTCCCGTCATGGTTCACAAATCTTTGGATCCTTGTCGTGGCGAGTATTTATGGTATAAAGGGTACACAAATTTTTAGAAACGGAGGAAAAAAATGAAAAGTTTTGTAGGATACATTGCTAATAAAATTGTAAAATCAATCCCAAGGAAGAAAAAAGTTTCTCCGGATATTAAATCCGTCAGCCCAACAAAAGATATCGCAGGAAGTGAAAAAAGAGTTAAAGGCGCTGAATATTCAAAAAGAATTGACGCAACAAATAAATCAAAAAGCAAAATAGATACAGGTAAAAAAATGATGCGTGAGGGTCAAAAAGAATTAAGAAAAATGATTGATACCAAAAGAGCATTTAAATTTAAACACGGGACTACAAGACAAAAAACTTTTCCTATTAAACCTGGAAAAGATCCTAAAAAAGAACACAAAGGCCTTGTAGAAGAAAAAGCTACAGGCGGCAGAGTTGGTAAAATGGGCGGCGGAATGATGGGCCGTAGATTTGGAATGAAAAAAGGTTCTGGTAAAAAATTTCCTGATTTAACAGGAGATGGTAAAGTAACATTTGCTGATATCTTAAAAGGTAGAGGCGTAATCAACGGTAAGAAAAAAAAGAAGGCATAATGGCTAGACCAGGTTTATACGCAAACATACATGCTAAAAGAAAACGTGGAGGCAAGATGCGAAAGAAAGGTGCTAAAGGTGCACCTACTGCAGCAAACTTTGCAAGAGCAAAACAAACAGCGAGGAAAAAATAATGACTAAATTATGTCCTAGAGGTAAAGCCGCAGCAAAAAGAAAATTTAAAGTATATCCTAGTGCATACGCGAACGCATACGCTAGCAAAATTTGTGCAGGTAAAATTAAAGATCCATCTGGTGTAAAGAGAAAAGATTTTAGAGGCAG